ACAGATTGATGTATTACTGGAGCAGTTATGGATTAGCTCCCAGATGTCCCCTACTTTGTTTGGTACTTACCAACGTATGGAGTAGCTGAGTCAGGAAGGGACGATTGAAGTATAAGACTATTAAGAACCTTGTCATTGAAACATAGAAAGACAAATAGTACTGGGAGTAATAGGTATAAAGTACATTAGTAGAAAGTAGCTATTGAGTTTGCAAGGAGTAATAAATTGACCACAGATGGAATTGCACCAGCCGAGACTGAAGTACCTGTTATCTATTGGCAAGATGGAATTATTATGGATGAGCTAGAGATATTAGAAGCCGAGAAAGCTAAACTAGATTATGAGCTAACCACTAAAGAGGATGCTATATCTAATGTAGATGGGATAACCAGCAATGAAGCACAAGACAAACTAACTAGAATACAANNAGAGTTAGATGCTAAGAATAAAGCCAACCCGTTCTCAATAATTAACAGAGGAAACAATGGCAGAGACGAAGAGGAGGATTAGACCTGAGGGTATAGTTCAATCAGATGTACAAGTCAAACTTATAGAAGCTATAGTAAAAGAGGCTTATCTTGACCTTGCTACCTATGCAGATAGACTAGACAAGGGAACTGTAGCCAGTAAATCTAAAGCTATTAAGAATATAGCAGATAAGTATAATCTACAACTAGAAGCCTGGGCAAATGTAACTATCCCCTCTCTATACTATGAGGGAATGAGCAATGCAGTCAATGCCTCAATCAAAGGTGGGCAAGTGTATGAGTTTAACCAATCATTTGTAGCCAAACATCAGGAGGCTTTGGATGCCCTTATAAATAACACCTATACATACACCTCTAAAATATCCNNGGGGATAAGAGATAGTGGGACAAGAGCTTTAACATTCTCCGAGCAGGAAAAGATTAAGGCAGAGATTGGGAAAGGTATCCTAACAGGAGATGATCTAAAGACTATATCCAAGGGAGTAGCCAATGTATTAAAAGATGCTAGTGCTACTGCTGTAGTGTCTGTAGCAGGGAGAAGACAGGGGATAGATAGCTATGCCTCCAGTGTAGCTAGAAGTATACTCACAGATGCACAATGGCAGGGAACAAGTAATACTATAATTGAGGAGGGATATGATCTAGTGCAAGTGTCAGACCATTTTGGGGAATGTGCTTTATGCCGACCTTATGAGAATGAGGTGCTATCCCTGACAGGTAGAACTAAAGGATATACTACCCTAGCAGAGGCTAAAGCCAATGGACTACAGCATGTAAACTGTAGGCATTCTATATCACCATTTACAGAGGGATTAGCAGATGTAAGCAAGGTCTGGGATGTAGATAGTCAGAGTTATGTACCTAGAGAGGATGTAAAGAGCCAAAACTTGACCACTAACAGCCCTAAATCTATTCTTAGGGCATTTGATACCTTCACCACTAAAATAGGAATAAAAGACTATAATCTAGTAAACCAAGCTATAAAAGATAAAGACACAAAGGCAATAAGAGATATTCAGAAGAAGACTAAGGACAAAAGATTAAAGGAAAGCCTTGATGTGTTAGCTGACTATATAGAAGATTAGGCAACAAGTGATAATATACCGATAGCGAGTCATCCACGATAAGGATGTTATTAGTATAATTACATAAGACTATGTCTGAGGAACTACAACCGCAGGGAAGCGATACAACCCAAGAAACTGTAACTGAGACCACTGTACAAGATACTCAAAAGGAGATACAAATACCCAAGAGCCGCTTTGATGAAGTCAATAAGAAATACAAAGAATTGGCAACTAAGTTAGCCGAGTTCGAGACTAAAAAAGCAGAAGAAGAAGGGAACTGGAAACAACTTGCAGAGACCCGAACACAAGAGCTTGAAGATATCAAGAACAGATATAAGAAAAGCAACCTTGAGAACTCACTTATACAGGAAGCAGTAAAGTTTAACCCTCACGATGTAAAAGACAATTATGCGATTTATTGAGACTGACAAGGTAGCTGATGAGACTGGGGAAGTTAACACCACAGCATTATCCAGTGAATTGCAGAGAATTAAAACTGAAATGCCCTATCTTTTCAAACCTGAGACAGCCTCTAATGCAGGAAACTCCCAAGGGGGAAACCCTAGCAATGTAGGTGGAGTGATTTATAAAGAGTCACAACTAAGAGACTCAGAGTTTGTAGCCCAGAATATCAAAGATATAAAACAGGCACAAAAAGAAGGACGAATATTACTAGGACAATAATAATTAAATTANCACTATGGCTGGAGAAAGTAACAAAGTCATTACTTGACTCATTCATCCCTACTGTTGCAGCAGCAACTGCTATGGAGACCTTAAAAGAAAGAAGAGGAATCTCACGATTTGTAAATGTAGATTTCTCAGAAGATGTAAGAGCTTTTGGAGAAGCTGTAAAAGTTGGTTTCTTAGGAGACTTAGGAACAGCTGACAACAAAGTAGCTGGATCTGAATATGCTCTAACTGGACCTGCTGACTCAGATGTAACCATTACTCTTAACCAACACAAGCACAAGACTGTTTTGATTGAAGACACAGGAAGAGCATTGGCACGACCAGATGTACTACAAGGATATATCAATGAAGCTATTTTCTCAGTATTAAAGCAAATTGATGTTTCTGTAGCTACTCTTGGATTATCTTTCAGCAATACAAAAGCTGAAACTGCTAATCACTATGATGACATAGTATCTTTGAGAGAAACTCTAGTTGGAAACAAAGCTCCAATTGAAGGACCTTTCATCTATGCTGTATCTGCTAGTAAATATGCTGACCTTTTGAAAGATGATGATATCAACAAAGTATTAAACTTTGGTGGAGATGTAGCACAGTCTGCTAACCTACCACAAGTAGCTGGAATGTCAATCTTTGAGACTCAGTTGATCCAATCAGGAGGAAGCCCAGTTAGCAAATATAACATGGCTTTCCACAGAGATGCTATTGGTCTAGCAATCCGACCATTACCAGTAGATGGAAATGGACTTGGAGTAAACCAAGGAGTTTACAACGACCCAGAGACAGGTCTATCTATCAGACTAACTATGGGATATGATGCTAAAATTGGAGGAATGTTCGCAAGAGCTGAAGCCCTATATGGAGTATCTATCATGAGACAAGGACTAGGAGTAGCTTTATTAGAAGCCTAATCTAACCCCTTACTTATACTATAAAGAGCTTGAAATATAGCTCTTTTTAGTTTATAGTAAAGATATAACTAACATATATCAAGATGACTACAAATATCTACTATGCTACACCCCCATTGAAGACTAAAATAGGGGGCTTTGGCAATGTTGCTAACACATGGCATAGCATTAACCAAGATGACACACAAATACACTTTGAGACAGAGAATAAGGGGCAAGAGATAGCTTTTCTTATATCACCAACCTCCACAGGTAGAGATGATCCAAGGCTGTGCAAAGAAAATAGGCTACTTTATGTTTGAGTCTAGCAAATGTCCACCAGACTGGGAGCAATATATGAGGGAGTTAGATGTAGTAATCACCCCCTCTAAGTTTGCCAGAGACATATTTTATAACCAGTTTGGGATTGACAGCATAGTTATCCCCCATGGAGTAGACACAGACATATACACATACCAACCCAGACCAGACAATACAGCCTTTAGAATACTCCACTATAATGGATTTGATTTTAGAAAGGGCTTTGATGTTGTGATAGAAGCCTTTACACAAGAGTTTGACCCTAATGTAGACAGGGCTATACTAACAATGAAGGCTTATAGTGGCAATAATTACCCTTATTTTGACTATAGAATAGACACCATTATAGAAGACTACAATCAGGAACAATTACTGGGATTATTAGCTAAGCATGATGTATTTATATTCCCCTCCAGAGGTGAAGGCTTTGGGATGACACCATTAGAGGCTATGAACACAGGTATGCCAGTGATTATACCTAATGCACATGGGATAGCCGAGTATTTTGATGATAGGTATTGCTATGAGATTGAGTGTGATAAAGGCAAGGCTGTATATTATAGGGAGGATTATGACCAGCATGACTTAGGAGTATGGTCAGAGCCACAGATACAATCTACCAGAAAACAATTGAGACAGGCATATAATGAGTGGTTAGCCAAGACAGGGCAGTTCACAGAGGGATTAGATAAAGAGAGGGCAGAATATGCCAGTCAATTCAGCCTAAAGAAGTCTTATGATGAGATAAGGCAACAAATGATAAACTTATTGTAATAATCTAATTGTCAATATGGCATTAAATACAATATTATCACACCCAGACCAGAACTCTTATGTCACCGTGGCAGAAGCTAATGATTATCTATTAACCAAACAGGGTTATGATGCTTGGGCTGCTCTATCTACAGCAAAGAAAGAGGCTTTCTTAAAACAGGCAGCACTTCAGATGAATGAGATAAGATATAAAGCATACGAGGTATATGATAGAGATAAAGACTACCGTAGAGAGCAAAAATTAGCCTTCCCAAGGGTTTATTATAATACACTACATTATGGCAATGCTACCTCAGCAACTGCTACTACAGTCTCAGTTTTACAATTAGGAGGACAGCAGTATTTAGCAGATGATGTTTTGAATGGGGGAACAGTAGTTATCCGAGAGGGGGACTGGTAGGGGACGAGACTTTAGCTATAACCGATTGGGTTAGTGCTACAGGAACAGCTACAGTCTCAGGATGGACAATACAGCCAGACACAACTAGTGGGATAGTATTTATACATCCAATAGATGAGAAGGTGCAACATGCACAGATAGAACAGGCTTATTTCTTATCCCAGTATAAAGATGAGGATATATTGAATATAATTTCTGGAGTAGAGTCTTATAGTATTGGTGATTTATCTGAGACTTATGGTGGAGCTAATGTAAGGTTTGCCTTGGTAGGTGGTCGCCCATTTTCACCCCTAGCACAGTCATTATTAACTGGACTTATAGATACTACAGGTTATATAACATATTAAGATGATTAGTCTTGCCAAATACCTTAATCAAGATATAGAATTAAATATCCGTAGTGGGTATGATGTTTATGGGAAGTCTATCACTACTACCTCCTATATAAAGGGAAGGTTAGTCTATGCTAAAACACAGGATAGAGGGCTACAAGCTAAACCACTAGACTTTGATGTGGAGGTTTGGGTCTACCCTACTCAGTCGGTTAATGTAGATGACACCATCACAGCTGATGATACAACTTTTAGTAGTAATAGCAGTCCACGATATTCCGTACCAGACAAGGGCGAGATACATCATAAGAAGTTATTAGCTCAAAAGTAATGTCTAGTGTTAGGATTACCAAGAATACACTGAGCAAGAACTTGCAGAAGCTCCAGAATATGAACTTAAATGATGAATGGGG